TCTGAATCTCTGAATCATTTCCCATGTGCGATTTGTTACCCATGGAATACTTGAAAGGTATTCGCGTAACGTCATAGACATCTTCCCGTCTTGGTATGCAATGGGATCAGGGAGGGGAGGCGGCGCTGAGGTATCGTCAGATAGCTCGGCGCAGTCATCGTCATCGTCTTTGTCTTTGTCTTTCTGTATCTGTTCTCTGTAATCTAAACTCTTATCTCTGTACTCTGTACTCTTATATCTATTCTCTGTGGGGAAAATTTCCCCACTATTTTCCCCATCACTTTCCCCACCACTTTCCCTATTTTTTTCCCTGCGCTTTTTGATTGCCCAGTCTGTTTCACTCCCAACCATATCGTCATAGTCAGCAATGATCAGAGTGCCGTTGCGGTCTTCATAGATAAGACCGATGCGCTTGTAGATGTCAAGCGCTTTCACTACGGTTTCACGGGGGAAATATCGGCCTTCGCGCTGAATCCTGTCAACGTCGAAGGGCACGATCATTTCCCCAATCCTGCTTTCAAGTCTACCTGATGTGTTGATTGTGGCGGTGCACAGCTGAAGATAAAGCACGACATAATCAGAGCCTCGGTCGTTCGACATGAGGAATTCGATTGCATCACTCGTCAGGAAATCTTTCTTCAGCTTGATCCAGTAAAAGCGCTTACCTGTTGCCATCGGGTATCACCTCACCATTGGCCTGCCGGTCTTCATGGCGTTCCTGGCAGTTTCTTCCTCAATCCAGCGGGAAAGTCCATCGGCAGGGATCAGCACTTTCCTGCCAGCGCGAATGCAGGGCAAGGGATTGTCAGCGCGTCTCAGCCATGCATCAAGTACCGGCAAAGAAACGTTCAGGGTCTTTGAAGCGTCGTTCCGAGTTATCAAAGCTTTTTCCATAATCTTCTCCCTTCTGCCCTCGTCACCTCCGGGGCGGGTGTAGGTGGTGACAAACATGTTACCATATGTCAACTATACCACGATAGTTACCGTTTGTCAACACATATTTTTGTTTTCCTTGATTCGTTACCATTGACAACGCTATTATATCTTGGTACAATATTGTCGGGTGATGAATAATGACATTCGCGGACAAATTGAAACAAGCCCGAAATAACAAAGGTATATCACAAGCAGAATTGGCGCGGCGTGTCGGGATATCGCGTGCTGCTATTTCACGTTATGAAAGCGGGGAAAGGACGCAGATTTCAGCGCCTATCTGTGTTGCAATCTGCAATGCTTTGGATATAACGCCAAAGGAATTGACAGATAGTGCCTACGATCTACGGGTCTATGCAAATGAGCAGGAAGCGGAACAGGCTGCCAGCTTTTCAAAGAATGATAGAGCTGAAGCGCTGAAAGAGATAAAAAAGCTGCTTGATATGCTGGATGATACTGCGATATGGGACGCTGTACAGCGCATTGAAGATATGACTTATGTACCAAGGTACAGGAAGGACGGTGGAAACGGTGGCAAGAGGTAGAGCAGCCAACGGCAGCGGTATGCAGCCGAGACAGCGCAAAGATGGACTGTGGGAAGTCAGGTATACCGCGGGGACTGATCCAGGCACCGGCAAGCCCATACGCAAGAGCCTTTACGGGAAGACCTCGGCCGAGGTCGCGGAAAAGCTCCGGGCGGTCACGGCTTCGGTGGATGCGGGGACATACCTGGAACCTCAAAGGATGCCCTTGGGCGACTGGCTGGAGATATGGCTGAATGAGTATTGCGGTGCGATCAAGGCGGGGACGCTGAAGGCCTACCGCGACAACGTGAAGAATCACATCAAGCCTGGCCTTGGTGCGGTGCGTCTATGTGAACTCCAGCCCCATGACGTGCAGCGCTTTATCAATGGCCTCCAGCGGGGGAGCAAGCCGCTTTCCTCGAAGACCGTCAAGAATATTCATGGTGTGCTGTGCAAAGCGCTGTCAGAGGCGGTAAGAATCAAGTATATTGCCTCGAATCCTGCCAGCGGGTGCATACTGCCGAAGGTGATCAGGGAAGAGATTCACCCCTTTGAAGCCGAGGAGATCAGCGCCTTCATGGACGCGATCAAGGGCAATCCATCCGAAGCGCTTTTCTTCGTGGCGCTCAATACCGGCATGAGGCTGTCGGAAATCCTCGGCCTCCGCTGGAATCGAGTGGACTTCAAAAAGGGCATGATCAAGGTGGACGCCCAGCTGCTGGTGAAGCGGGGGAAGGACACGGCGCGAGAGCTGGGCCTGCCGAAGAACAGCAAGCCGAGGTCATTCAAGCCAGCGCCGGCCGTGATGGACATGCTTCGATCTGTGGAGCGCCAGCAGAAGGAATGGCGCTTGAAAGCTGGACCGGCCTGGTGTAATGATCTCGGCCTGGTGTTCACGAATGAGATCGGCCAGGAAATCCCTCATGCCACGGTGGAGCATCGTTTTTCCCGTGTCCTGGAATCGGCGGGGATTGAAGCCCACCGTTTCCACGATCTGCGCCACACCTTCACGGTGGAAAGCCTCCGGGCAGGCGTGGACGTGAAGACGCTCAGCAGTGATATTCTCGGTCACAGCTCGGTCAGCTTCACCCTGGACGTGTACGGCCATGTCACAAAGGCCATGCAGGATGAAGCGGCGAACAAGCTGCAAGCGGTGATCCTGGGCAGGAAATAGGGGGCTGTGAATGCCAATTGTGGTAAAAACTGTGGTAAAGGGCTGTTCCAGACATAAGAAAAAAGCCCGAAAACGCTGTGTTTTCAGGGCTTTTATGAGAGTGCGGGAAACAGGACTTGAATTTGTAGAATCAGGCAAACGGACACAAACAGAAACCATCAGAAGCCCTGATTTTGCAGGGGATTACAAGCCAACACCAACAAACGCAAACCGAAACTAAGTCGAATTGTGGTAAAAATTGTGGTAAACGAAAGCGCTGCTGTTGACGGCTACAGCGGCGCTTTCTTGCATAGGAGGAGATGATATCTATGACTCTGGACAAAAGCAGTATAGCACATTTCGATGGTTTCTTCAAGCCCCTTGGCAGCTGATCGGCGCTGTGCGTCGTTGCAACGGCCAGCAGCGGCCAGGAACAGCAGCGGTGCGGGGGAAGATAGGGCAGCGTCAGGCGGCCGCTGAGGGCCGTTCCTGGCGGCCTGGTGGACAGACAAAGAAAAAGGGCGGTATGCCGCCCCTGTTCCAGGTTACTTTGAAGCGCGTCGCCTTGCCCTTTCCATCCGCTTGCCCTCCGCGATCCCTGCCACATATCCGAATCCCGCCATAACGTCGGGGACGTTGTAAAAGGTGTTCATGCGCTTCCTGCCTATGATCTCCTTTGCGGTATTCATATCCTTGAAGCAGGCATGTTCCACGGCCTTACGCGCTGATCTGTGCGGGTCTTCCTCTTCGCGCTTCTGCTGCTGTGCCAAGGCCTCGGCGAGGGCCATCACCATGTTTTGACCTTCAGGCGACATCTTCACGAACAGGTTCATAACCTCTTGCATCTGCGAATATCTCATGGATTCCATGTTTTTTCCTCCCTGTCTTGACTTTGGTGAGGGGCTGCGGTATACTGTGTGCAGCCCCTGTGTGGCTAAGTCCAAGTGTGGCTTGTGTGTGCCCCTGGGCTATCGGTCCCGGCGCTGTGCTGAGCGCCGGGGCTTCACTTTTGCTGTTCGTCCAGCAGCTCCAGCAGGAAGGCCGCCAGCCGTCGAAGGTTCCTGTCTGTGAGTTCATCCATGCCGCTGAAGATCAGCTCCGACATGGCCTTGCCTACGCGGTCGATTTTCCAATTCTCTTTCATGTCCAATTCCTCCTTGACTTCTTCTGTGAATTGCGCTATCATTCAGTTGCGGATTCAGCTACGGATTTCAGGAATTCCTCCCCGGATGCCCGGTTTATTGTGTTGGCAAGCTCAGTAAACCGGGTTTTCTATGCCATCGGCGCGGGCTGCGTCTGGCTGTACAGGAAGAAGCTCTTGATGCGGGTGCCCTTCTTCGTGGTGGGGTCTTCGACCTCGACCTTGAAGGCGGCCTGTTCGGTGTGGATCACCATGCGGCCGAGGCTCTGCCAGCCTGCCCAGCTGTGATACTCTTCCTCGATCTCGGCGGCCTCGGCGGCGGCCTCGATCTTGGCGGCGTTGGCTTCCTGTACCCTGATCCAGGCCCAGGCCTTGCGGAGGGCTTCACTGAAGGTGATCGCGGTCTTCTTCGCGGCGCTCCGGAACAGGCTCCAGGCTTTCTTCATCAGCTTGCTCAGATCGTACTTCATGGGGTCTGCCTCCTGTCTGTGATTTCGATTGAGGGAAGCGCCTTTCGAGGTTTCCGCTTCGAGGGTTCTTCCAACCGCCACGGGTCTTACCTTCCGGTCATCATTGGTTACCGTGCTTTTGACTTCCCTCAACCTTGTATGACCATTATAAACCAAACACTTTAAATTGTCAAGCCTTTATTTTAATTTAATCATTAAAAATTTGAATTTGATGCTTGACTATTTCAATTCTATGGTTTATGATGGTTCTATGGGAGGTGAAATCAAGATGGACATTGCGAAGAAAATACGTCTTGCCTGTACTGCTGCCGGAATCTCTGAATCAGAGCTTGCCAGAAGAATTGAAACAAGCCCGCAGAATCTACACCAAAGGCTGAAGGTCGGTAAGTTTACTGGTGAAGAATTAGAGCGAATTGCAGCTGCCGTAGGTGCAGAGTTTGTTATGGGCTTTTGGTTTCCGGATGGGACACGAATTTGACAGATGACCTACAGAAGACGGCAACGCTTCACGCGCTGCCGCTTTTTTTGAATCAAAGCGTAACGAAACGACTGTTTTCCCTCTGGCCACTAAGCAAAAATTGGGGTCGTAGAGGGCGCTTCTGTTTTGATTTCCGTTGACAGTACCTTTTTGCATGGAGACGGTTGCGCGCTGAAAGCCCCTGGAGGCCCCATACAGCCTGTTTCACGGTCTGCACTATCGGGAAATAGGTAAAACAGGTGAGAGACGGCGAGAGGGCCGTTGCAACGCCCCAGAGAATGAAAAGGGGACAGCTGCTTATGCTGTCCCTCCGGAATGAGGCTGAAACGGCCTTATGTATAGCTGCTCCGTCTGTGATCAGCGCCTATGTCAGACAGCATATCTTCAAGCCGTCCACGCAGGGTTGAATCATGCTCTTCCAGGATCGCCTTTACTTCGTCCACGTTGGTGCTGCCGCTGAGGTTATAGTTGGCCGTGTATTCCAGCTTGATTCCCTGATCAGAGCCGGTCATGGCAGACGCGGGATTCGCGCCCAGCGCGCCGTTGGCGTTGGCCAGGATCGCCGCTGTCTCTGCTGCCGTGAAGACCTGTTCGCCGCCATTCATCATCACAAGCTCCGGGCCACGTTCGCCGACAAGGGCCATACCAGGGGCCGCGTCGGAAGTGCCCTCGGCATATTGTCCGGTTGTACCGCTGCCGCCTCCGCCTGGTATGTTGATATCAGGCATGTGGATCTTGTTCAGCTCTGCCTGGGCCGCTGCAGCAATCTTTGCATAAGCAGCCTGGACAGTAGGCACCATGGCAATGGCGGCGTCGGCCATGGCCTGGAGTGTAGTCTGGGCCGCTGCTGCTGCCTCTGAAGACATGTCCATCTCTCCGATAGTGGTTTCCATCTCGGATTGAAGGTCAGCCATGGTCGATGTGAAATCAGTTTCAATATCGGCCATTGTCTCGGCCAGTTCAGCCTTAGCATCACCCACTGTGGCATATGCGGCGTTGAGGGCTTCAATATCTTGGGCGGTGGTGGCTTCGTCGGTCAGACGTTTCAACGTCTCCACGCTCTCGGCTGTGCCGTCCGCGATCGTTGCCAGCAGGTCGGTGTTGACGCCCTTCTGCTGGGCCTGCTGGAGCAGGGCGTTGTATTCCTCAAAATACTTGGCCTGTGAATCCAGGGCTTCACGCATGGATTGATTGCTCTTGTTGTCTTCAGGGTTATTACCGGCATTCACCCATTGCGGAGAAGGGTCAATTTCGCTGATCTTCTGCGCCATCTCAAAGAGTTCAAATTGTCCGTCCAGGCTGCTCTTTGCACTCTCATAAGCCTCGTTATAGGAGTTCGTCAATGCGGTCATCTGATCGATGATGGGCTGGATTGCGTTTTGGAGCTGAAGGGCGCTGGCAGTGGCTTCATCTACGCCGTCTGCCATATCCCCGGCGTTGTCTGCTCCATTGGCGAGAGCAGCAGCCACACGGTCCATGACTTGCCCAGCGAGCTTGCTGCCGTCTTCCAGATCGGAGAAGGTGCGATCTACCAGCCCCTCGGCTTCTTCCATCGAGACAGTTCCATCGCTCACCATATCGACGATATTCTGAATATACCCGTCGATTAAGGCCTCGTTCTGTGCTATTTCGTTGACATTCAACGATGCCATCTGATTCATCTGAGCGATCTGGTCATTGAGCATTTGATTGTTTGTGCTCAAATCTCCGAAGTTTTCAAACAGAGACACAGAGCCGTCACCGTATTCGGAGAGATCGCCGTAATAGTCGCCAAGCAGGTATTTCAGGGCGTTGATGTCCTTCATCAGGCTTTGGGCTTGTTCACTCGCCGGGTCGAAGGAATCGCCGGCCGCTGCCGCCATGGCGTCGTACTGCTGAAGAAGCTCTTTGTATGAGGCGGTAACTTCATCAGCGTTCATGCCGAGAAACTTTTGACAATCGGCTACTCTCTGTGTCCATATGGCCTGTTCCTGGGATAGCCTGTTGTTCTCGCTGACGGCTTGGGCGTATTTCTTTGCCTGGGAAGAGGCGTTGTCGTACAGCTGCGTCCGTAACTCTGCCTGCTTTGCGGCTGCCAGGGCCTCCACCGTATCCAGCTGGGCGTTCATGGCGGCGGTTTCTGCCTCGATGCCGCTGCCTGCTCCACTGGCGGCTATGCCCAGCTGCTCGGCGATCTCGGCGGCGCGGGCCTGCTTTTCGTTGAATTCCTCGACAGCAGCATTGCCGGCCTCATACTCGGCATTGAGGTTGTTATAGGCGGTTTCCAGACCGGTGACCTTGCTCTTTGCCTGGGCAATGGCCTCCGTCAGTCCTTCCAGCTGCTGGGCATAGGTGGCCTTTTCGTCCTTCTCATTGGTCGCCAGCATCTTGTTCTCTGTGCGCTTATACTGTGCTTCGAGGTCGGCAAGATCGGCCTGGGCCTGCGTCAGTTCATCCTTTGCGGTGGACAGCTGACCGGCCATTTCGTTGAGGTGGGCAACGGTTTCATCCAGGTTTCCGATTGTGATCGAGACGGTGCTGGAAACGTTGGCGTCCTTCACTTCATCGGCCAGGCCGCAAGCAGCAAGAATATCGTCATAGTTCTCGAAGCCCATCAGGGCCAGCGTTTCCGAGAGGGTGCCGTTGTTCGTCTGAATGTTCCTGGCCAGCTCTTGAATGCGGGAAATATCCGCGTCGGTGACGTCCTTCACGCCTATGGCTTCGAGGGTCTGGCGAAGCTCACCTTCATCAGTGCCGACGACGGCGGCGAAGTTGACGATCTTGGCTATGTCATCGTCGGTGACTTCCTGCGCGCCGTTCACCTTCAGCAGTTGGGTCAGCTCGCCGCTGTCGGTTGTGATCGCGTCGCTGAGATCGGAGATCATCTGAATGCTTTCATCGGTCACATTCTCCAGGCCGATTAATTCAGCTGCTTGTTTGAGAGAACCCTGCTTGTCCGTGATCTCCGCTGCCAGGGCGCGAATCGTTTTCAGGTCTTCGTCGCTGACGTTCTCGACGCCTATCAATGCCAGCTCCTGGCGAAGGGCACCGTCATCGGTGGCAATGTCAGCGGCCAGGGCGACGATCTTCCCCAGGTTTTCATCGGTGACAGCATCAGCACCGTTGATTTCAAGCAGCTGCTTCAGCTCACCCTTATCGTCGGTGATGCTGTCGGCCAGGGTCTTGATCATGGCAATGTCGGATTCATTCTCGAAGCCATCCTTGATGATGGTCGCCGTGAAGGTGATGCCGACATCCTCACTGCTCAACGATTTCAGGTCATCGGAGGTATAGCCCAGCTCTTTCTGAAGATCCCTGTATTCGCCGCACAGATCAATGATTTCCTGCTGCTCCTCCATCTGTCGGAGGGTTTCATCAAACTGGGCGTCCAGCTCTTCAAAACTCTGCTTGCTGTCAGACAGTGCGGAGGTCAGCCCGACGACGACGGCGGTCAACCCGGCAACGCCAGCAGCGACAGTGAAGACCGGACCGAGGGACGCGGTAAACATGCCGCTGACAGCAGCTGCTACTTTCATGGCTGCCGACAGGCCGACGACGCCAGCGGTGACAGCGCCCATGACGCCAGCAGCGGCGGTGAGGGCCTGTACAACAGCAGGATTGTTGGCCAGGAAGGTTGATACAGGCTGCATGATGCTTGTCGCCGCCTCTGCCAGATCACCCATTGCCGGGGTCAGAGCATCACCAACAGCGATCTTCACATTGTTGGCGGCGTTCTGCATCATCGTCATCTTGGCCTCGGTGGTGCTGTACATGACGCCGGCCTTTTCCGTCAGCGCCGTGTTGCTGCTCCATGCCGCGTTTGCCTGGTTGATCGTGTTGGACAGCAGATCGCCAGCGGAGGCAAGGCCCAGGATCGCCTTTGACTGCCGTACATTGTTGATGCCCAGCTGATCGAGGATGACGACGGCGCTCTTGCCGTTGCGCTCCACATCGTTCAAGCCCTGGATGAAGGAATCCATTGCACCGACAGCATCAGCGCCCCATGCAGTCTTAAACTGCTCAGCAGTCATTCCCGCGACAGCTGCGAAGTCTTCCAGCCCGTCCCCGGTTTCGACGGCCTTATACAGCGTGGAGATCAGCGTCGACATGGCCGTGGAGCCTGCCTGTGCTTCGATGCCCAGGGAACCGACAGCAGCGGAAACGGCCAGGATATCCGTCTCACTGAAACCGGCCTGGCTTGCGGCTGCCGCCATGCCCTGGGACATCTCGACAACCTTCGAGGCTGTGGTTGCGGTGGCGTCACCCAACTGCGCAACGGTGGAGCCGAGGCGGTCATACTGTGTCGTTCCGGTGATGTTCGCAAACTGGGCCAGCATCGTTGCGGCGTCATCGGCGGTCAGATCGGTGGTGGTCGCCAGCTGTGCCATTACCCTTGTGAATTCCTCAACGTTGCCCTGTGCTATGCCCAGCTGACCGGCCGTTGTGGCTATGTGGGCCAGTTCCTCGGCGCTGATCGGAATCGTTGTGGACAGCTCTTTGAAGCTGTCGCCCAGGTCGCCTATGAAGGAATCACTGCCGCCCACGGTGCGCTTGACGCCGGCCATTGCCGATTCATACTGAATTGCGGCGTCGGTGCATTCCTTCAGCTCGCCGGCAATGCTCTGTAACAGTTCAATCGCTCCGGAGGCGGCAAGCATTTCCTGCATGGCCTCGGCGGTCTGTGCGAAGCTCTCACTTGATTCCTGGGCGGCGTCGGCGACTTCTTCCTGTTCGCTTTTCAGATCGGACAGTTCGGATTGAAGCCGTGCACTTTCGGCTGACAGGTTGTTTGTGTCCACCCCGGCCTCGTTCAGAGCGTTCCCCATCGAATCAAGCTTCTGGGTCTGCTGATCGAGGGAGGCACTGGTTTTGTCGATCTGCAGCTGCTTGTCCAGCATCTTGTTCTGAAGATCGACGTTGGAGCCGCCCGCCTTGTCCTGGGCAGCTTTCAGGTTGTCGTACTGCTGCCGCAGAGTTTCCAGCTTGGCCCTCGTTTTGTCCACTGCTGCCTGCTGCTTCGTGTAGGCAGTAATATCGCCCTGCTGCCTGTTGAGGGCGTCTATCTTCCCCTGCAGCTGGGCGATCTGATTCTGTGCACCTGAAAAGGCGGCCTGGAATTGTCCGCTTGTGGTTGCACTCAGTTGAAACATCATCTGGTATTCCTTGAAACTCGGCATTTCCTTCTCACTCCTTTGCTTTGCACTTTGCAGGACAATTCCATTCGGTCACTGGCCGTGATTGATACCCAAAAAATCAAGTAAAGTACCAAATTTTTTTTGCCCTGTCTAAGCAAAAATTGGGGTCGAAGAGGGCGCGTATGATTCCAAATCGGTCACAGTACCTTTTTCTTGATGCTGATACTTTGCCGCCTCGCCCCTGGTTGCTGTCGCATGGCCATTGGCTTTGCGGGGAAGCAGACCTTTTTTTCTTTCAAAAACGCGCCCTCACCCCGGCATACATTCCCTGTATTATCGCGGCTCTGCCTGCTGTCCATCGTCTGTTATTCCCGCCTGATCGATGAGGGCAAACGAATGGATCAGCAGTAACAGCAGGTCATCGTTGTTCAGCTTCCTTGCGTTGTCGGCGATGACCCTGATCAGACTCTCACGTGCTTTCACGGCTGCATACCTCCCGATTCCTGTCAGCGTGTGATTCGATTGCCAGAGCATGAATCAAAGGTCAGGATCGACCGTTGCAACAGGGTATGGTCGGCTGCCGCTTCGATGTGTCGCCGGGTATTCTTCAACCGGTGTGACAACTGTGCGCTGCATGACGATTGCCGGGCTGCCAACCGGCCTGTCACCTTCCTCGGCCTGGTGGTTGAATCGCCGGTACATGCGCTCACTGTACGTAGCCTCTACTGTGATGTCGCCTGCATAGACAATGGTTCCCTTCAGGCTCTCCAGCTCTTTCAGCATGTCGTCCAGTGTATCCCGGATTGTCCCCTTCTCCGAGGCCAGCGTCATCGACGCATACCCCAGATTCTCATACGCCTCTTCTGCTGCCTGAAGCAGGCTTTCAGAATAGGCCGCTTTACCGAGGCTGCCGATCAACACTTCATCGGCTGCGCGTCTGGAAGAGATGTCGGTCATCTGCTGCTTGACGGTCGCGGCCTGGTCTTCCTGATTTTCCAGCATGAAAGCAGTGTATTCAGAGCCGAGGGATTCCAGCTGCTTATCGTATTCCTGAATCTCTGCCAGCAGCTGGGCCTTGCGTTCCTCCACCTTGCGATCCCGAGAATCGCAGTCGTTCATGAAGAGCTTCCAGGCTTCCACGAATTGATTGCTTTTCTCTTTGAAATCCGCTGCCAGGTCCTGCCAGCGATCCTTGATTCCCTGCACTGTGGTATTCATAAAATCCATGATCGTGCCCTCCTCAATCGTTACTGTCCCATGATGTCCTGTACCATTTCGTCAATGGCTTCCCTGGCTTCGGGGTCGATCTTTGCCAGATTCAAAATCTCAATCCAAGCGCTTGACTTCGGATTCCAGTTCTTATTCTCCCCGGTCAGCATATCCTTGGAAATATAATAGTCTATGCCGTGATACTTCACCGAGGCTGCTATTACCTTGCCGTTCTCATCTCTGATAACCATGATTCATACCTCCATTTGTTTTGATCGTTCATCCTTGTTCCTGTTGTTCCATCATCAACCAGAAGAGAAAGGGGTCAGGCCCTTTCACTTCCGGGCCGAGGGTATCAGTGCCGGGGCTGTCTCTCCCTCTGATCTCTCGCTGATCGTTCCTGTGGATGGGGAAGGCTTCGGCGGTTGACTGCTCGCCGGCGCTCCGCTTTGCTTTACTGTTCAAGATGTTCAGCCCTCCAATTTTCATAATCCTCGGCGTCGGCCTCGGTTTTGAATCCTTTGGCGGCGTAATTCTCCAGAATATGCAAAGTGTATTGATCTGGAAAATCGACTCCATGTTCACACGTCTGATCAAACGCGAATCGGATCAGGGAATCCGGCATTTCAGATCTGAATCTCTGAATCATTTCCCATGTGCGATTTGTTACCCATGGAATACTTGAAAGGTATTCGCGTAACGTCATAGACATCTTCCCGTCTTGGTATGCAATGGGATCAGGGAGGGGAGGCGGCGCT